CCTTGCCAACCCCGAAACCAACCGCCCGTGGAATAGACAACCCTATTTCCGCCGTAGCAGAAAGAAAACTGCCGCCAACAGCCTCAGCGCCACGAACAAGTAATTCTTCTGGAACAAGCGGCCAATCCCACGTAGCCATTCGCATCATTAAACTACGTTGCTCTTTATCCTCCGGAACCTTATATCCGACACTGGTCAACAAATCCTGTGTCACCTGAGGTAACCGACTGAATTCGCCCTGCTCCCACTGGTCAGGCATCCCCTCCATCTGTTCCCGCATCTTGGTAACCATTTCGGTGCCGTGCGCCCGATGGAACTCATCGACCATCTGCTGATTGCTGAGATTAGACGAAGCCAAATTGACAACAGATTCCGAATCGACAAAAGACGCGCCAGCACTCTGAAGAGCCTGCATTCGTTGCCCGTAATACAGGTCGTCCAATTCGGTGCCGGTGCCCCCCCAAAGAACCGGAGACAGAGACTCAACCATTATCTAGCAAAGAAGCGGCATGGCGCATATGTGGATCACCTGTCGCGTCAGCCCAACGAGCCAACAACTCTGCCGCATAATCATGTTGTCTAACTTCCGGTATATCAAACCCGCCTGAACCGGGGGCAGTCAACGGAGTAACACCGGGAGTGAAGGAAGTGGCCTGCTCCACCGGGAGGGGTGGTGGGGGAGGAGCCCCCGGTGGAGCAGACCGATCCGGCAGGGGGATCCCGCCTTGGGCTGGATTCTGCGCTGCCAGATTTTGTCCCTGTTCACCATATCCGGCACCGGCTTCCATGCCCGGTGCCTGTGGTGCAAGATTCTTTCGTACCCTCGGCATACTAGCCTGCCCTCAACGCGCCGACAAGTTGCTGTGCAGCCCCCGGCGAGAATTCGCCACCGGGTGGCGCACCGGGCGCTACAGCCCCCTGTGGACCGGCAGCCAAACCCAACGCCTGCTCCGGGGCGATAGCCTGCCCCTCTCCCGGCGGCGGCGCAGTCTCTGCCTGCTCTTCACGAATCTCTTCATCAGCCGCTTGAATTGCTTCAAAAATATCTAAACCCTTCTTTCTGAACTTCTCAATCTTTGCCACATATACGATAGGCAACTGACCAGACAGCGCCTGCTGCTGAATCCCTGCCATCACCGCCTCTTCCAACGCTTCCTCATCAATCCTGCGTCCCTCCAACTCAGGATCATCGATAAACGGATGCCTCGTCCGGAACGTATGCAACGAAATGCCCTTCATGCCCAACAACTGACCCAACTGGATCGTCGTTCCCTGAATGTCGGCACCCGGTATCGAATGCGACACCACATTGTCGAACGTTTCGAAATGCTTATCGGGAGTGAACTCAACCTGCCCGAAGTCCCCAGCATACCCTGTGAACATCGAATAGTTCTTTGCCCCCCAGTAACCCTTGTAAGTCGCAAAAATTGCCTGATTGATATGAGGCAACTGTGCCTCCATGATTTCCTGCAACTCCTGAATACGAGGATCCAACGCTGCACCCATCAACGCATCAATGCCGCGTCCGGTGCGTAGCGCACCATACGTTTCGCCACCGATCTGCGGAACAGTGCCCGTAGAGATGCGGGCGTTTCGTTCCAACCTGTCGATAGCCTGACTCGTTGAACCATCCGGTGTGGAACGCAACTCACCAATCGACTCGGCATCCAACAAAATGTTGACCTGCCCTTCGCGTCCGTCTTTCCATTCGCCACCGACAATCATCGGCACCTGACCAGAACGGCCAATGATGTACCGATCAGGGAAGATTGCCTTCTCCTGCGCCAGCAAGTCAAGGGCCATCAACTTCGCCATCAAGTCAACCATGCCGACCACGTTCGACACAGACGACGCGACCTTCTCCAACGTGATACGACCCGGCGTCACAATGCACGACATGTTCGCCCGGTTCGGGACACGCGACAACTCTATCGTCGCAGCGTGGGTGCGTGAATCCTGAAAGTAGCCGCCGTGGCGCATACCCATGATGCCGACAACGATGTGTTCCTCATCGACCCACTCCACGACATCCCACAGATCCTGCCGTGCAATCGAATCGCGGGCAACAGGACCACCGTTTTCTGTCCGCGACGCCGGATAATGCGCCCTCAGCCAGTCACCCGACTTGCCGTAAATGAATCCACAATTACGGGGCGGGTCAACGTCTTCGTAGGCGCGCGGTTCTGGAAACGCATTCAACGGGTCGCGTACATCGATGCGTGGCATATTGTTGTCAAAGTCCGGTGACACGATCAGCAACGAAGTCGCATAGCCAGCAAGATGCCGATAAGCGCGACGAGACTTCACCTTATATTTCGAACTGTACCAAGTAGCAGCCAAAGCCTTACGACGAATATTCGCCCACTCACGCGACTCCTTGCCGCGCTCCTTCGACGGATTGATCGCAGGACACCCAATGAACGGCATAACCGACGCGGCACGCTGCGCGACCGCATCAATATTTTCCGTGATCAACATAGGCGTCAACGGAGGCAACACCGGTTCCTCGTCCATAGAAGGCAACGGAATAACATAATCACCGTTGTACCTGTCCCGTACCTCCCGCATCTTCGTAAGCAACGCCGACTGCGAATCCTGCCGCTTTCGGACAATGCCGACGATCTCTTCAAACGTATACACTAATACACTCCGATAGTAGACCTAGACTTAGCCCAAGGTAGCGCATTAAAGTTGAATTGTGAAGTATCTACGTCAAAAGATTGTTTTCTTTGACGCCACAAAATCCAAATAAACCACAAAGCCATAACCTGATCCTGCCTCAATCTCGTACCCCGCTTACCGGGACGCCATGCTTTCAACTGGCGCATCAACTCGTCCGTCTGATGACGGGTCGCATTATCGCCAGCATACGGCAACTCAATCTCTTCACGCATAAACGACAACGCCATAGATGGTACACCAATCGACTCATCATACTTGTTCATACCTGTCAAATGTTCCCTAACCCTAAAACCATATCGGTCAGTCATCTCAATCAGACGCTCATCCCTAGATAAACCCCGCTGAAACACCATCGCCTCAATCACAACATCCGACACCGTGGAACCATTCTGCATACAACGCAAAACCGTATCCTCAACAATCCCCAAAATTTGTTCATTGCGAGTCAAACCCACATCCTCACGCACAAACAAAACCTTCAACTTGCCTTCATGCGGAGTAGCAGCAATCACACAATTATTCGAACCCAACGCCGGATCCAAACCAATATAGACCGTGCAATTCTCCGGAGGATGATGATTCACCGACCGCAACGGATTCAAACACTTCCTCAACGAAGCATCCGTAAACGTCGCAGACGTAGAAGAAGTCGGCTGCTGCATATAGTTCCGCGCCCACGCATCCTCCCCAACCTTGCGACGAATACGATCCAACTTCTCCAACGAAAACATCTCAGGCCACAACGGCTCCGGTTCCCCCGCCTCCGTTGTAATAATCGCCGGAAACCGAATCACCTGCAAAATATCTGGATCAATCTCCGCCATGACCCGCTCATAAAAATCGTCCTCCCCGACCCGCGTCCCATTAATAGTCGTCACACCATTCTCACCCGGACGAGTCAACCAATCCTGCCGAAACACCTCAAACATGTTCTCCGACAAATTCAACGACACCCGCGACTGAATATCATCAATATGCAAATGATCAGTACGGGTACCCGCAATCTTCGACCGCCACCCCAAACCCACCATCGAATAATCACGCTCATCATGCCGCGCCTTCTTAAAAATATTGAAATAATCGGCACCCCACGGCTGCAACGTCCTACGCCCCGAATCATTCTGCGGAGTAAACGGACCAAACCTCGCCACATACGCCGGATACGGCCCATGAGACTCCATACGCGAACGCACCCGATGCAAAATCTTCCGCGACATGTCCTGACCCTCCGACCCGACCGTAATCCGAAACTCAGGATCCACCGCCAACTTGTAACAAAAATAGTCCTCAGCCAAAGTCGTCTTACCATGCTCCGGAGGCCACAAAATAAGAGTCACATTACCCGGCGGCGTATTCTCATACGCATCAATCGCCTTCAAATGAAACCAAGGCGACAAATGCTGAAAATAACGAAACCGAAACTCCTCAAACGAATCCCCCCACTCCTTCTCCCCCGCACCATCACCAGCCTTCAACCGGGCAGCATCAACACGCTCCTTGAAATCCGGAATCCGCGACCGCCACTTCTCATACGCAGACCTAGACACCCCAATAGTCCGACAAGCCGCCCCGACACCCCCCACCTCAGCCAACGCAGCCAAAAACGCCTCACGACGCTCTATCCCACGCCGCTTAGAAACATTCTCAGGCACGAAGCCGCGCAATCACAGCCTGCTGATACGCCAACTGCCACTCCAACTGGCCCCGCTCCGACAAAAACCTAAAAACCTCCTCCAACCCAACCTGCTCCTCCTCAGGAGGCACATCCCCAACACTATTCTCCGACACATCAACTATCTCTGACACAGATACATCCCTATCTCTAAAAAGTATAACCACACCCCCACGATGAGGGCCAACAAATGATACCATGCCCAACAGCATCAGGCACCCACATAGCCAAAAGATGCTTCGCGCCCAACCAGCGTCAGGCTCGCCCGTCAGAGGGGCCACCGCCCCCTGCACAAAACCCAAGAGGGGCAGGGGCAGTAGCACACAGGACCAGTGACTACAAGGTCAGAGCAACCTCAATGCTCGGGAGGGCACCAAGGGGCAAACTACCCTACGAACAACCACTAGACTCCCCACACAACGGACAAACCAAACACGACCCAGCCCGCTGCAACGGAACCCCACACAACAAACACACCGGACGCTCCCTCAACGAACAAACACCACCATCACAAAACACAACAACACCTCACAACATAGCCAAACAAAACGAACACACACCCTACCCGCTGTCCACAACAAAAACCACACACCAGACATATATATATAGATACCCCCCAAGGGCACATCCCCCCCTCGAAACCCACAATCCCACACGTTTCACCACCCCCAACCCCTCCCCACACACCTGACCTTTTGGGGTTGGTCGTCTCGTTCGTTTCCGCAGGTCACGGGGCATGAATGCGCCCCGCAACCTGTCTTTCGCGTGGTGGTGGTAGGCGTTGTTGGATGGTAGGTGTGGCTGGATCCTTGCGTCGCGGGAGCGACGGCAAGGGATCCTTGCCGTTCCATTTCTTGGAGGGGGCGCAAGACTGCCACAAACTTCTAAGCCGAACACCTGTTCGCCCATGAATGCGGGCGAACATGAGTTCGACAAGAGTTTGGGCATCTTGCTTGTGGGTGGTCGTGGGGGGAGTCGCCGCATCCTAATGAATCGGCCAGCGTCGCGCCGAGGTCCAGATCGGCTTCGCCGCCCGTTGGGCTGTGCCGCAGTTCACACGCAAGAGAAAGAGAGGGCGTGTGACCGACGCCACAGATCTGAACCTTGCACTCCTAGTCATCGATTCATGTCGGACTTGCTCCACCCCCCACCGGGCGGGGCTGAGAATGAAAGGGAAAATGACAATGACAAACCTACACAAGACTGTCCAAGAACTACAGGCCTTGTTGGAAGCCCGCATGGGCGCACCGATAGAAAACGGCAAGGTACATCCAGACATGCGCTACCTCTGCGTCTATGACCTGTTCGTAGACTTGTGCCACCAACTCGAAGACATCACCAACAAGGGAGAATGACAATGGCAATCTACTCATACACAAGGTTGGACGGGGAGAGGGTGGTGATCGACACGGGTGTTGATCCACTTCTCGTTGATGTGACGGACTGGTTCGAAGGTCAGAAGCCGATTGACAATGAGGAGGACAAATGAAAGAGACTGGAAAGAGCAACTGCCCGATCTGCGGGCACTACGGGTTCTTGGATGACTGCGACTGCCATGCCAACGCCGTAGATGGAAAAATCTACATCGCCACCTTCGGGCTGTATCCGCAGCCTGAGGGTGGCACCAACGAGGGAGAATGACAATGAATGCAAGACAAGTTGAGTAGAAGGAAAGAAGAAATGGTTGCAAGGATAAGTAGGAAGAAAAACCAACAAGAGAAAGAGAATGTTATGAGCGAGCAAGCAGTGGTAGAAGGAGAGGCCGGTCCAGCCGCGCCTCTGACGGGATCAAACGATGCCCGGTCCGCAGCCCTAGACGAGTTGGGTCGGTCGATAGACCAAGCCTTTGACCTGAACACGGTGAAAGAACTAGCCGACACCCTCGATTGGGGCGTAGATGAAACCGGCAAGATGTGGTCCCAGCGTGCCCGCCTCAGGATGGCACATGAGGAACTGCTCAAGTTCCCAGTGAAAGCCAAGGGCGGCATGTACCCGGAACCTATGGCGCAGGGACTCTGGCAGATCGACGGCTCCAAGCGGCCCAACCCGATCGCGTTCGAACCGGAGGGGTACGAGATGTGCGACATCATCACGCCGACGTTCTTCATCTGTGACACGCAGGTGGATCACGACACGCCGCCGCACTACCAAGGCGGGAAGGGTCAGGGCCGAGGTCCGGGTGATGCACTCGCACGACGGATGTCCTACGGGCACATGCGAGGGAAGCCAGCCATTCTGCTGGAGTCGTACTTCGAGTCAACGATACCTGAGAAGGAGTTCCACTCAGGCACCGCCAGCGATGGTACGGCGTTCACCAAAACGGTGGTCGTGCAGAAGGACATCAAGTGGTGGGCAGCGACAGCGATCCTGTACCCATCGGGCGATGTCGAAGCGTGGTACGAGCAGGTCGTGATGAACATGCTCTGCTTGCCCACGTTCGATGACTACGTGCCGACCGAGGATGAAGAGCGTGCCACGGTCGATCAGGTAGCCCACAAGGCACAGATCAAGCAGCGTTTCGCCAGCATGTACTGATCCCATCGGGGGTCGGCCCTTCGGGGTCGGCCCCCACAGGGATACCGACAGGGCAAGAGACTATGGACAGAGCCGCAGAAGAGACTGCGACTCTGCCTCTCTTTCCTAGCGACAGCGACAGCGAAACCGACAGCGAAACCGAAACCGACAGCGACACCGAAACCGCGGGAAGTGTTCATGTCTATAAGATTGGATTTACATTCAATAAGGGAGTGTATAATGGGTTTGTTTGAAGAGGTATCGTATCTGATTTGTCTTGTTGTTACTGCTTTGATTATGGTAGTAAGTTTTGTTTTGGGGGTGGATAGGTTTCGACGCAAGTGAAAGCCGCATGTCGGACGCTTGCGGACAGGGGTTCGACTCCCCTCACCTCCACTTGGCTTCCCGTGGAGCCGTAACATTACATTCATCTATCAGAAAGGATAGGTAGATGTTGGTGTTGCGTTCGTTTCGTGAACGTTGCTTCACGGGAAGTCATTCACTATAAACAAAGGAGATAACTGATGAGTAGAGGTCATATGTTTGTTGATATGAAATGGGAACTAGCATTGAAGATGCATCCTAATAACTATGCGTATGTTCAGCGTGCGTTGGCTCAGTTGTGTGTTGAGTGGTCACATAAGGATGTGTTGGCTGGGTGGGCTATCAAGTGTCCTAATCTGGTGAGGGAGGAGATGGATGGGTTAACGGTTCGGTCTGTGTCTAAGGAAGAGTTGCTTGCAGCAGAAGGGAGTGGATAATGGCTAATGTATTGAGTGGTGATGTATCGTTACGTACAGGTAGAGATGACTTGACTATTGTTCTCTTGAATCCTGATGAGACTACAGCGTTGACTGACTTGTTGGAATATGCATCAAAAAAATTAGAAGATGATTTATGGAATGCATTAGATGAACTAACTAACATGCTGTTAGGACTAGCGAAGGATGACGCGATTGCCAAGATGCGTTTCATAAAGAGAAATCAAGACGTATCAACAGGCCAATACGGTGTTCTCAAACTAGACTGTGATTGCTGTGACGATGATGACTGGACGTAGTGATCAATGGTACCAACCGCCTGATGAACTGGAACATGATGCTGATGATTGTGATCTGTTTCCTTGTTCTGAATGTAATCGGGCAGACTATGAAGATTATGTTACTGATTTGAAAGTCAAAGAACTAAAGGAGGAAGGTGTACAATGAGTAAGTGGGATTGTCCTCGTTGTGGTGGTCCGATACCTAATGAATTGCATAAGGGACAGTATCCGGGTGCGTTGTCTCGTACTGATAATGAGACGGAGATCTGTTCAGATTGTGGACATGAGGAGGCATGGGAACAGATGCAAGGACGACTGCGTCCTCGTGAATTATGGCAGTCGTATCTTGCGTGG